ATAAGGAAGGCAATCGCACCCGGTGGTGCGGCCGGGCTTCAAATCCTGTTTAGCGTGAGTCATCAATGGACTACGTTGGTCAAAACCGGTGTTCTGCGAATTTTGAGCGACTCGTTGCGGTCTATGTTGGCGATTGATGGCCATAGCTTTCGACACTTTTTCGACACCATGAGAATGCTGCTAAACAGCTCAGCTGGTGCAATTGGTGCGACTAATGGCCAGCTTCTACAACCAGCCAAATGCTAAGCTCAACCATGATAGCAGCGCACCAATAGGTTTAATGCTATTAAGATACACCGGCCGATAGAAAATTAATTATAGACACAGCTTTAGGTGCTCTATGTTAAAGACTGTCAAGCCGTTTTTTTTTATGTTTCAAGCTGTAGAATGCGCCCAATTTTGCGCCTCCAGCTTCATGGAGGAAGGAGAGCAAGGTGAAAATCGTAGATTTTCATAAGTCCAAATGTGAAAGGGCATCATCTAAAAACCGCAACGGTTTAGATGCAAATGTTGTTGCATTTTCTTCGCTCAGAGAGCGAAAGAAAGAAGATGAACACAAAAAAGCATTGAATAATATTCTTGCCAGAGCACAAGAGCTGGATTGGTAAATAGTTACAACCTGCTCCTAAAAGGATGTTGAGCATGGCCAATGTAAGCACAGCTGCAAGAACACTCACCAGTCTTGGCAGCGCCAAGGGAGATATTCTAGAACGAGTCGAAGGGCGCCGTAGCGACGAAATAGTTGCTGCATTCTGTGGCGCGGTCGGATGTAATCTCTCAGATGTTATTAGAAACATGAGACACCAGTTCGAGGACTATGGATATGTCGTCGAACACATCAAAATTAGCGACATCATAAAGCAGCACTTCCAAGACAATCCTTTACCGCCTGACCTTGCATCAGAAGACCTTAGCTCCTTAACTGGAATCAAGCGCTATTCTGTCCTGCAAGACCTGGGTAATCACTTGCGGCAGAAACATGGAACGAGAGTCCTTGCAGCTCTCGCAATGTCTAGAATTGCCACGCATCGGAATATACAAACTAAAGACGGCAAGATAAAAGCCCCAAAAACTGTATACATCATAGATCAGCTCAAGCATCACCATGAGGTTGAGCTTTTCAGGCTTGTATACGAAGATCTATTTTATCTTATAGGGGTTTTCAGCCCCCAACGGGTTAGGTTCAATCATTTAACTAAGATTGAGCAAATGTCAGGCCCGGATGCGCTCTCCTTAATTGAGCGAGACAGAAACGAGTCTGCGTCAACGCACGGTCAAAAGCTTGAAAAAACTATTCAGCTTTCGGATTATTTTGTTTGCAACGGGCAAGATAACTCCTCTAACTTAGTTGAACCCGCTCAGCGTTTTTTAGGTTTAGTCCACGGAAAAAATGGCATAACCCCTACTAAAGATGAAGCGGGGATGTACGCGGCTTACTCTGCGTCGCTGAAATCTGCCTGCCTAAGCCGGCAAGTCGGCGCGGCCATCGCGAACAAGGATGGCAACATCATATCCGTTGGTTGGAACGATGTTCCACGGTCGGGCGGCGGGCTTTATACATCAGACTCTCCTAATGATCAGCGTTGCTTTCATCATCGTGGATTTTGCTACAACGACTTTCATAAAGATCGCCTCATTTCGAGCATCGTTGACATCGTAGGCGCGCAATTAAGCGTAACCCCGGAAATAAAAGACAAATTAGCTGATCTAATTCAGAAAGAAACCCGCGCCGGCTCCATTATCGAATATTCGCGAGCCATTCACGCAGAAATGGAAGCTATTTTGGGGCTAGCACGCGCTCAAGGTGGCTCGACTGAGTCCTCCACGCTATATACAACAACTTTCCCCTGTCACAATTGCGCCCGGCACATTATTGCTGCGGGAATAAAAAGAGTTGTTTATATCGAGCCCTACGAAAAAAGCCTAGCTTTAGATTTACATGATGACGCGATAACCCTCGAAGAAGGCCGTACTGATATGACCCTCTTTGAAAACTTTAGCGGTGTTTCTCCCGCACGCTATGCCTCGTTCTTCTTAGCAAAAGGCAAAAGAAAAGACGATAAAGGACATGCCGTAGATATAATTAAAGGCGACGCCAAACATATAGCAATCAAGTATCTCGACCCCTATCAAATGATCGAGACTAAGGTCGTAGCTGATACTTTAGAAAAAATGGCAGGATCTGAATTTAGTCCGCCCCATCCTGAAGACGACTTCACGCCTCCTGGTGCTGCCTAGGAAACGTTTTTTAGCTAGCTGGTTGAAAACCCAATGCTAATTTCTAGTATTTAGGTTTACGCTGGCTTTGCAATTTCGGCGTTCAATACTTCCTTCCCCACCAGGGCAGAAGTCGCTTATCCGTGACTCTTTGCCTACAACCACAATTTCTTTTTGGCGGGCTGGGATCGTTACAGCCGGCTCCGGGATAACCCGTGTGGCAGGAACGATATTCGCCGCCCCCTGGGGAACGTAGTTCTTGTCGTTGAATACGGTTTGCTTGGGTGGTGTCTCTGTCGTAGCAGCTTGGGGCTGGGGTGTTTGCGGCTGAGGCGTTGCACCTCTCGCGGCCACTTCTTCTACTACCCTGTCCCAATCCTTGGTCGCTGCTGGCTCTGCTCGCTTGATTTCGGCCACGGGGGCTGGCTTGGGTTGGATGCGCTTATCGGCGATGCCCTGGGCGGTGCCTTTGAGGAATGACGAACTCGCCATCTGTAGGCCGGCTAGCATGATCGCGGTGCCGATCAGCCCTGGTATCAGCCATGCTACGGCTCCCTTGCGCGGGCGCCTTCTGATGTAGTCCGGGGCGTCGTGCCATTCAGCCTTCATATCTCCCTCTCCCTGTCCTTCGGGCGTACCAGCGCCTAGTCACTTCCTTGGTGATCGCTATCCCGCGTCTTGACCGGTCAAGTTTCGGTTGGCCTCGTCGTAATCGGGACTCGTCTGCCCGCACTCCGGAGCGATCTCACCGCTTGCGACCCATAAGGCGTACTGCGGATAGAGCTTCACCAGGACCTCGACCTCCTCTGTACTCAACCGCGCCTTCTTGTGGCGTAGGTTTTTCCATCGGCTGTAGTTGATCTCCGACTTGCGGACCAGATCGTCTAGGCCAGCCTTATAGATCAGAGCAATAGCTCTATCCTGCATCGATTCCATAAAGGTCTAAGAATCTCTGAGTTCACTATTTGAACTCTAGGAATACACTGTTATTCTTTGCCTGTCAGTTCACTATTTACACTCTAAAGCTGCACTGACGTAGCCCTATAAAGACCAACATAGTGCAACAAAGGCCAAGGACATGGAAGGAAACCTACCGCCGATAGACCTGCTCAACGCGCCCCCTGTCATGCCGTGGCGCCAGTTCGCGGACTGGATTCGCATGAATGATGAACACGACGTGGTGTGGGGCTGGATTCGCAACGGCTACATCCCGTCGCACAAGGTTGGCAAGTACGTGATGGTCAACGTGGCGCTGCTGGTTAAGCAGCTCATGGAAAAGGAGTGGGACTCATGATCCGCGCCGCCTACGGAAAGCCAGGGGAAGGGATGACCTATGTCGAAGCTGACCAGCTATCAACGCCTTCCGCACGCCCAGGACTGCGACTGCTCTGTCTGCTGGTCCAGACGCGAAATGGCGAAACACGCTCCCTCCCCGTCCACACGCTGCGCCCAATGCCGCCCCGCCTCTGCGCGGCCGATTCGCACGCTGCAAATGGGCCGCGTCGGTGGTGCCTGGAAGCCTCTGGTCTCGGAGTGGACAGTGGAACCGGCCTTTATCTGCGAGAAGCACACGCCGCCCGACCGCCCCACGAAGTGGTGGAGCGTTATCTACGACTCGGGCAAGCCCACGCCCTACGTACCGATTCACGAACCGTTCGAACTGGTGGGCTAAAGCCAACCGCCCCCGCCGAAGCCGAACAGGTCCAGGGCCGCGCTCCCGGCTCGTCGGATCACGCTTCACCGATCCGGCGAACGGAAGCACGGGCGCAGCGCACCCTTGACCCGGCACAAACCGAAACAGCCTCCGCTCGTGAGTGTGGGGCAGCTTCACCGCCCCGCGCTCCCGAGCCCTCGGCGGCAAGAGTGGGATGACAAGGGCAAAGCCCTTGGTGTTAACCAACTAGAGAACACGCACAACGCGACGTTTTAACCGGTAGGCCAAGTAACAGATCACCTCGGCGAACTTGCGAGTTCACCGGTTCGGGATCGCTCGGCCTGCAGAAAGCAAAGCAGCGCAATAAAGCGCAACTAGAGAGAGGAAACACAAATGGCACGTTCGATCATGGAAGTTGCATTTCTCAGCGCCGAGAAAGTCGAGTTCGACAACGTGAAGCTGGTGAAGCTGTTTGTTGGTGACGAGCCAGACGGCAAGCGTGACCTCGGCATTTCCATCCTGTCGATGAATGTCTCCGAAGAAGCCCTGGACGAAGTGTGGTCCGCCTGCGAAAGCCTCGATGTGCTTGAGCCGATCCGCGTCACCACCGAGATCGAGCGAGGCTCCAAGAACGCCGGCAAGTTCATCGTCCTGCACGTTGAGCCTGTGAAAGCCGCCGCTGCTCAAGCCACCAAGCCGACCCAGCAACCGACCCCAACCGCCAAGCCAGCCGGCACCCAGCCGGAACCGGCGAAGGCCAACTAACCGGGAGGGGCGGCCATGCTGATTGATGACCGGGTGTACTGCGACTGCTGCGGAAACGACATGGGCAAGCTCATGGCGCTGCCCGCGCCGCAAAGCGACCTGCTGCCCGACCTCAGCCTGCCGCCCCATTTCGCCGTCTGCCCTGACTGCGAACCCTCCGAACAAACCACCGACCTCGAGCAGGCCGGCGAATGAATTTCCTCGCCTGTGACGGTGACTGGCTACAAGGCGCCGATGGCTCGCCCATCTGCTCCGGCTCGCTGGTCGCCCTCACGGTCGAGGAAATGCAAAGCCTCTACGGCTCTGCACTGACCTGGGACCAAGTCTCCGAGCTGCAAGGCGAAGCGATTGTTCTGTTCGCCACCGTGTTCGGCTTCCTGGTCCTGAAAAAAGCCCTGAAACAGTGAGGTATCACCCATGCAACTGAACAAGCACTTCATCAAGAAAATCGGCGTTGGCGCTGCTGTCGCGCTCTCCACCCTGGCCGGCTCCGTCTACGCGGCAGTCCCGGCCGAAGCCACCGCGGCGCTGGATACCGCCGGCACCGACGTCGGCACCATCGGCTGGGCGGTGTTCGCCGTGATCATCGCCGCGATGGCGTTCAAGTACATGCGCCGCGCCCTGTAACCGGGGTTTTGCGCACTGCATGTGCCGAAGCAAACAAACCCCGCTCCGGCGGGGTTTTCTCTTCCAGGGAAACGCCAATGAGCTACGAACTGTACGTCCTGATCCTCACCACCCTGGCGTTTTATCTCGTGTTTTTTGGGCGGGTGTGATTATGAAAAGGATTTTTGCGGTTTTTTTGCCTTTGCTGCTCTGGCACTTGTCCGCTAGCGCCGAAGATTATTATTGGACCATTCAATTTCCGGACCCGCTAATAAGATATTCCAGCGGTGTCGCCGCCTGTAATGCAAACCATGCCTACTACAAGCAACTAAACTCCGGGCAATATGTTTCGTTTGAGCAGGAGATTGAAAAAGGTACGGCGTCTTTTACCTGTCGTACATATGGATTAAATATCAATCCCTATTCCGGGAAGCTTGAGCGTTACGGTTCTTGGTACAACGCAGCAGCTAGACGCGGCGATTCTTGCGCCCCTGATTCCACTTACGACCCTTCGACTGGCGAGTGTGTCGCCCCTGAACCCGACCAGTGCGCCACCGCAACCGGCGAGTTCGTCCACGAGTACAACGCCGGCTCGCTGGATCCGTCCGTTCCGCCTTCCCTGCCGCCGTCCTCCATCTGCGAAAGCGGCTGCCTCTACAACCGCACCGCCACGGTCAAAGGCTGCAACCGCTTTCTGGAAGACACCACCGGCAAGGACCTGAACTCCGTTTATTGCAAGGTGGTTTACCAAGGCGCCGGATCTCAATGCACCTCAAACAGCCCACCTCCCGGCAGTGTCTTTGATCAGCCACCGTCCAAGCCCCCGGCCGACAGCACACCGCAATTCACCAGCGAAAGCCAATGCGGTGACTGGGTGACCAACGCGGACGGCTCGCAATCGCGCAACTGCACCAGTAGCGAAAAGCTGAAAGAGCCCGGCCAGCTCAATTGCGACAACGCCGGGGATTACCTGCACTGCACCACCGGCAAGCCCGCGCCACGGCTTGAAGACACTACAAAAACCGAGGAAACCACCAAGACCACCAATCCGGACGGCTCCACGAAGACGGAAACCAACACCACCACCGACAAGACCGTCTGCGTTGGCACCAAGCCCTGTACCTCCACCACGGCTGAAGAAAAGTCCACCTCTGGCACCAACCCTGATGGCACTCCAGGCGATGAGAGCAAGGAATGCAAAGGGTCTGGCTGTAAGGAAAGCCAGGAGGGTGAAGAAGACGGCGAAGAAGGCCCGGAGCGTTTGGCTTCTGCCGGCTCCTGCGATGCGGCGTTCTCGTGCAGTGGTGACCCTATTGATTGCGAAGTGCTCCGGCAGCAGAAGGAACAGCTTTGCCTTGCTGAGGAAATGGCCGATTTCCCCAAACAGCAGTCCGCCATCGAGGCGGCTGTTACCGGTGACCGATTCCAGCTGGATGAAGGTAACGGCGTCATCGACGTGCCTTCGTTCATCAACCAGGGCACCCGCTTTCTGCCGTCCGCCTGTCCCGCCGCCGAGAGCTTCAGCCTGACCACAGCAGGCGGTCGCACTTTCCAGCTCAGCTACGAACCGCTTTGCCGCGCCGCCAGTGACCTGAGCGGCCTCTTCGTGGCCGTGGCCACCGTTCTTGCCGCCCTGTATGTGGGCCGCGCCGTAGGAGGTCAGTGATGCAGTTTCTATTCATCGTCCAGATGCTCGTGATCATCGTCGGGCCGCTGGTGAAGATGGTGCTGAAGATGATCGGTTTCGGTTTTGTCTCCTACATGGGCTTCAACCTCATCATTGGCCAGGCGCAGGACTACCTGTTCGGGCTGATGGGCGATGTCGGGCCGGTCATCCAAGGGATTCTCGGACTGGCGAAGTTCGATGTGGTGGTGAACCTGTATTTCGCCGCGATCTCCACGCGCTTCATCCTCGCCGGCATCGACAAGGCCACCGACCGCAAACGTAATCAGGTCTGGCATAAGCCGGGCGGCACCTCTATCGACGCATAAGGAGGCGCCGTCATGCTCGTTATCCGCACCGGCAAGCCCGGCCATGGCAAGACCCTGAACACCATCCGCGAGGTCGACCAGAAGGCTCACGCCGAAGGCCGGGTCGTCTACTTCCATAACATCAACGGTCTCAAGCCCGATCAGCTGCAAGCGCAGTGGTTCGAGTTCGAAGATCCCGAGAAGTGGTTCGAGCTGCCCAACGATTCGATCATCGTGGTCGACGAAGCGCAGGGCTGGTTTGGCTCGCGCGATCCCAGGGCGCGGCCACCGGAGCACATCACCCGCTTCGAGACCATGCGCCACCAGGGCCACGAAGTGCACCTCGTCACACAGGACCCGCGCTATCTCGATGTGCATCTGCGCCGGCTGTGTAACACCCACATTCACTACTGGCGCGTCTTCAAGTCCGCCCAGCTGCTGCGCTTCGAGTCGGAAGTCGTCGTAGAAAAGGTCGAGCTGAAAACCAGCTTCAAGGATGCTGACAAGAAGTCACTGCGCCTGGATAAGCGCTACTTCGGTGCCTACACCAGCAGCAACGCCAAGCACCACTTTCAGGCCAAGGTGCCGACCAAGTTCATCTTGGCCATCTGCGTGCTGGTCGGTGCCGGCATCCTCGTTTATCGCGCCTATGAACGCTATGCAGCCGAAAAAGCTCAAGCCGCGACGGCTACCAGCGCGCCGGCCGGGAGCATGGTCGATCAAGTGAGGGATACGGTCGGCGCATTCATCAAGCCGGTAGGCGAGGCGAAAACCGATGCGCCGGAAAGCGCCGCCAGCTACATCGGGCGGCGCGTGCCTCGGATACCGCAAGTCCCATCGTCGGCGCCGATCTACGACGAGCTTACGCGGCCCGTGTCGTTTCCCCGACTCTACTGCATGTCCAGCACGGACCCTGCGACCTATGCCCGCGAGTTCGGGCGAATGGCGCATGCGGTAGTCAACGGCACGCCCACCGTCTGCCAGTGCTACACGCAGCAGAGCACGCGGGTCGAAACCGACTTCGCATTCTGCATGCGCGTGGTCGAAAACGGCTTCTTCGATCCGACCCTTCCTGATCGCTCCGCTGGCGAGCGAACGCAGCAAGTCCAGAACAGCCAGCCTCCGGCAATGCAGGGGCCACGCCCTGGACCAGCACAGCCAGCCAGTGGCACGAACATGACTGTCGTGCCGTACCAGAAGGGGCAATTCCTGTGGTGATGACCGTCAGCGCGCGTGCGCTCCGCGCTCTTTGCACGCACGGCGAGGCACGAGCCGGCGTGCAAACGCGCGCGCTGACGTCCCTGTAACACGTCAGATAGATCGAGTTGAAACCGTCCGTTATTGGACATTGTTGGAGATTCAAGAATGAGCGTTAAAGACCAAGCAAGACTGGACCACATCACGGGCAATCCGACCAAGCGTGGACGGTTGTTCGTTGACCCTGGTACTGCGGCAATCACCGATCTGTCGAAGGTCCGTCTGCTGCGTTGCGGCGTCGATACGGTTCGCCAGTTGTATCGCGGGCTGATCCGTCCAGAGATCATGGCGCTGTTCGAGAAAACGGGCGCGATGGTGGAGTTTGCTGGCGAAGTCTGGCACTCGGGACGGGTTGGCCGGGACTCTGGCTACCAATACAAGCTCCAGAACGCTGACCTTGGGTTCATCCTGCTCATCAAGAATTTCAACGCCAAGCTGGAGAACATCGGGCCGCACCTGAAAATCGAGGTGTCGCCGCACGCCATCGACGCGCTGTCGCCTGAGCGTCTGCAAGAGCGGATGGATTACTACGCGGCGGCAGTCATGACCAACCGCGAACGTAACCAGTGCGCCGTCCATTTGGCGTTGGACCTCCAGGGCTGGAAGCCTCCAGTCGATCTGGTAGCCCGCCTGCACTGCCGCGCGCGAACGCATCGCGATATTTCCGGAATCAAGGAAATTCAGTGGGCCACCAAGTCCAGTGTTTACGGTCGGGGCGAAACGTCCATGTTCGGCTCGGCCAGCGGCGTGCAGCTCTGCATCTACAACAAGACCGAGCAGGCCCGCGCAACCGACAAGCTCGACTACTGGGAAAGCGTGTGGCGTCGCCGTGACTCCTTCGACCCGACCGACCCTGACAACTACGATCCAGGCGCTGACGTGTGGCGCGTTGAGTTGCGCTATCACCACTCGGTCATCCAGCAGTTCGCCAGCGGCTCGATCAGTGCGAAGACCGGTGAGGCCATCGATACGGATTCGTTTTCGGCCTTCTCGGCTCATCTGGACGGCCTGTGGCGCTATGGCCTGAGCCAATTCAAGCTGATCGCCCGCCCCGGCTATTACGAGCCGATCTGGACGCTAATGCGTGATGACGCGAGGGTCGATCTACCGGTCGATTCCCTGGTCGAGGAAACGGAGTACAAGCGCTATTACAAGACCTCAAGGGGCTTCTCGGGCAAGAACGTCGAGCTGTTCCTGGGAAACTTCGTAAGCCTGCTGGCACGGGAGCGAGTGGGCGCTAAGACCGCATTTGATCGATTGAAGCAATGGGAATGCTGGCCAGTGATCCGCGACCACTACGCCGCCAAGGACATGAGCGAGCGCGACCTCTACAAGCACATCAAGAACCTGTTACAGGAACGACACGTGCGATGGGGGCGTGCCGTCTGATGGCGATACTGGCACTGCCTGACGGTCGCTGGCGGGTCGATGTTGAACCGATCAAGGGCAAGCGATTCCGCAAGACCTTCAAGACCAAGGGCGAAGCCCAGCGGTTCGAGGCTACCTGTCGATCCAAGCTGATCGAAAGCCCGCAATGGTCACCAAAACCGAAGGATCGTCGTCGCCTGTCTCAACTGGTGGACTGCTGGGGGCGTCTGCACGGTCAGTCGCTGTCCGACTATGAGGGTCGGCGCGTCATCATGGATCGCATGGTCGAACGCCTGAAAGACCCTGTCGCCATAGCCTTCACTGCTACCGATTTCGCGGAGTACCGCGCCAAGCGCCTCTCGTCCGGCATCAGCCCGAAAACGCTGAACAATGAGCTGTCTTACCTGCGGGCCATGTTCAATGAGCTACGGCGACTTGGTGAGATCGAGTTCGAGAATCCGCTTTCGATGCTCAGGGCGATTCGTGTGCAGGAAAGGGAACTGTCCTGCCTCGACAGCCATCAGATCGAACGGCTGTTCCAGGTACTGCGCAGCATGGTTCACCCACACGTGGAGCTGATCGCCACGATCTGTCTGGTGACCGGTTGCCGATGGGGTGAAGCGCAAGGGCTCACGATCAGTCGGGTGGGCGATGGCATGCTCCAGTTTGTGAACACGAAGTCGAAGCGTCGCCGTGTGGTGCCGATCGATCAGAAGCTAGCGGAGCGGATACGCCAGCACCTTCGGCAACACGGTGCGTTCACCAACTGCCGGGATCGGTTCGATGAAGCTGTGGTGCGTGCGGGGCTGGGTCTACCTGCGGGACAAAAGTCGCATGTGTTGCGGCATACCTTCGCCTCACACTTCATCGCGAACGGTGGCAATATCCTGACCTTGCAGAAGATACTCGGGCACTCGTCCCTGGCGATGACAATGCGGTACGCGCACCTTGCGCCCGATCATCTGCAAGACGTGTTAGCGTTTGGGCCTGCTAGGGATTTTCGACACTTCTTCGACACTCCCGCCTCTGAGCGACAGTCGGGGCAGGAAATTCCTTTGTAAATCA